ATCATTCATCTGATTAAAAGTATTTTGTCTGGCTGCGCCCTTTGGTCTTTTACCACCAGCAGGCTGCATAGTATAATTAATACTATCCAATTCATGTGGTATAGCAGTTTTATACCACTGATTAAAGTGATTAAATCCCATATAATCAGATAGAATACGTGTAACTGTAGGCACATCCAACTCCGCACCCTGTTGTGCAGCAAATTGATATGTGGGAAGAACCCACTGTGCCATAAATGCCATTAACTTTTGGTACTGAACTTCCGGCGACATTCTCTGTGTCGAATACGGCATCAACTTGAATACAAACTCATAATAATCTTCAACTGTATCAGTAGATGAAAAGACTACAGGAATATCTCCAACGCCGGGGATTTCATCAATAACAGGGATATACTCCGTAGGGTCTGTCCATACTCTCCATGCAAGTTTACGTATTACAGACTCCATAAATCCGTGCCAGCGTGTATACATATTATTAACAATACGGCTGGCATTAGCATAAACCATTTGCTCCTGCCCAAGAGTTGGTGCAGTAGGCCCTGACCCACGCATAAGGTCTGATGCTGGCCCTGTTTTATTAAACTGTGCTTCATCAAAAGCTAACCACGTATAGTTTTCTGGATTAACTCCACCAAATGAAATCTTAGTGATTTCCTGTGGATTCTGTGCCATAAGAATATCAAGATTACGAGCGTTCTTAACCTTCTTACCCAAATCTTCGTTAGTTGGAGGTACAAAAATTATGTCTTTCTGTGACTCGGCCTGCTCACGTGCTGTACGTGCAAGGATATTAGCTGTTACATCAAGGTCATGCCACACCCATGCAGGCGGGATAGGATAAGTTGTGCCGGGGAAGAACTTATATCCTAAGAAATCATATGGCGTACCGCCGGGGCCTTCCTCTTCAACTGTATGTAGAATCTTAGCTGTCTTGCCTTCTGGCATTATCGTAACAGTAACACCCTCATCATACAAATAAATATCCATGAAAGTACTATAATCACGCAATGACAATCTATTTATATCCCACTCCCCACTGGATATTTTTTCAGGCGAATACTCACTTGTTAATCTACAATCGGCCTCTATATCATCTGCATGTTTACTAAATAATTCTCTGGCATAAGCAGTCGGTAACTTATAAATATCGCCTTCAAATACATAATCCTGCCTGCATTTTGCAGACACATCACCTATGTAATCAGAATCATCTATAACTCTAATTACAGGAGTACCTGCCTTGATAGGTTCATCATCAAGAGTAACTGTCCTATCATACTCAGTAAATGTACGTACAATAGCAGCCCCAAACATAGAATTTATAGCAGCAGGAATAAATACATTGTCTGCCAGATTCATTTTATTAATAAGGAAGTTGAGAGCTAACTGAGTCTTAAATGCTAATGGTCTAAGATTAGCTACCAATGTCTCAACCATAATACGGGGATTGCCTTCCACCAAATAAGGTACAATACTATACACTCCCCGGTCTATCAGGTTGATAAGATGCTCACGTCCATAGCCCTCATCAAAGTACCCACTGGCCCACAGTGCCAATAACTTCTGACGTTTCTGTAATGGGGCTTCCTGACGCTTCTGCCACGCTTTGACCAGATGTTGTAACCTAACCTCAAAGCGTTCTTTCTTGTTCTCTTCCCACAGTCTATGTGTTTTAGCCATTATCTCTTCTTAATATAAATAATGCCGTGCATCACGTTGATTATTTGCTTGTTCCTGTTCCCACTTCATCATCCGGGCCATTAGACTTGACGCTGGGGGTTTTCGCATGTAGGAGAAGTTTCCTTCTCTTTGTTCTTTAGTACCCAAGATACAGAGAGCAGTTGCAATAACCCTGTCTCCATGCCTTTCAAGTGCTCCTGTGGATAAGTCGGCCTTACTTGATGCCACAATTCCTTTACCTTTTTCTTTAAAAACATAATCAGACAACTCATCCAATAAATTCTCATCATGTATTATAACAGCTTTCCAATCTGTATTATTTCGCAAAGCCCTCAGTCCACCGCTAAGAGCTACCCCTAATTCTCCCAACAACTGTTCTTTTGTAGATGGTGTAGAGTACCAACCATACTTCTGACCCAATTTTCTGGTCTTAGAGTCTTCTCTTCGTTGTGTATAAACCCACATGTATCTTAAATACACCATGCGGTTAGTAAAATTAGTACCATGCCCACCATTACTTTCCCAAATAATGAACGTAGGATTAATTCCACCACACCAATAAGCCAATGCAGTTGTAATATCTGCTAATTTGGTGGCGTTAGTCGTAGAATCTGCCCAGATACCACAAATTTCTTTAGTATTTACATTATAAATAGCCAATACTGAGTTAGAAGAACCTAATCCATACGACGGGTCAATACCAATTATGTAATTATAACGCTGATTGGGCCTACCTAATGGTAATTCTCCCCACCATTTAAGTCTTTTCTGTCCATAATTAGGATAAAATGTAATGTCATCCTCTAAAATCCTATTGTTATAGTAATCAAACCCTATTTCACCTTCAAAATCGGGTGGTCTGATAGTAGTCTTTCTTATCGTCTCTAAAACTTCTGCATCAAATGGGGTATCACTGGCCCCTAAAGGCATAGCACAGACGTTACAGATAAAGTCTCGCCTATTACCACGTCTCTTTTCCTCTTGATGGTCGAACCACGGGCTACGATATGGGGATGGTATGCCCTTTAAACCATCGTCTACAAAGAGCTTTTTAAGATGCTCAGGTAGTTTATCTACTTTTAGCCACATGATTGCTTATAAATTCAATAGGTTTTGTTATTTGATTAGAATCTAATTCTAATTTATCAAATATTCCTTTACATGGAGCACCATCTTTATCTACCCATACTACTTCGTATTTAATTCCAGTTACAAGTGCAGGTAGGTTTGCAACTTTTATGATTACGTCTTGTCCTATTTTTGGTTTATTCATTACCCTATCTCCATGTATTCTAATAGTTCTGGGTAATATTTAGTATAATAATCTATGTCAACTATCTCTACTATTCCCGGTTCAGGAGTTTTATATAACCCTTTGCTCTCCTCTGGATTATCATACCATAGCAGTTTTATTACTTCTGTCGTAGGCTTTTGCAGACATTTATTAAACGTGTGGTTAATACCCAACCAATGAGTACTACTATATATGATGCAATTACAGACATCATGTACTGACCCTTCGATAGCCTCAGCCACACTGTACTCAACACGGCCAAACTCATCAAGTAGCAAAGCAGTCGCCCTACTACCGGCACTAAAAGACTCATTAGTAGTCTCCCCCGCCATAGAAGAACAAGTCTCAGGAATAACGATATTCATATCCTTACGGTTATTTTTGGGATTATACCCGCATCTTAGTTTCCACCAAGAGGGTAAACACTCAACTACATTATCAACTTTTGCAAAGAGCGTATATGGGTCGCCAAAATTATCTACAAGTTCCTTCTTGCGAGAACCCAATATAAAGTGAGCATTTGGCTCCAACAGGCACTTAGCCGCAAATACCTTACAACATATCTCAGAAGCACCCTGCTTACGGGTCTTATCAATCCCTACGTCCCGGCCTTCTATAATACACTTATCCAGCGTACAAATAGCCGGTATCTGAGCCGGTCTGGGTATAAACGGCTGATTCCTCTCGCCCGGTGGTTTCTGAGGATTCAACGTCCATGCTACTGTAGAGAACCAGATAGGCAAGTATTCCCTACACATAGTAAGAAATACCTCTTGAAACTTATCATCCCCTGTCAGAAGTTGGTGCAAGTCTATCCTAAACTGTATATTCTCCTGTACTCCCGTAGGAATTATAGCATAAAAGTCAGTAGGGTTATCAGGAATCTTCATTATCAATAATCTCTCTACTGTCTACTTTCTTTGCCCCTGCTGCTTCCATTAGAGCACCGGCAAAATTACGTATCTCTTCCTCAACATTGCCTTTAAGCTCCAATGACCGCTTATCAATCTGAATATTACGGGTATCACTAAAGTACTGAGGCAACCGACAACACAACAACTTGAACAGCAGTTGCGTGTTCGGTTGTATAAACTTTTTCTTTGTTTTCCTTGATTTATCCCTGTACCGATAATATGGCTTAATCCCGGTAGCCAGAGGCCCGCCATTGTTCACATTAGGAACAGGAAAGATTTTCTCTATCTCGGCATAGATTTCCTCTTCCTCTATCCAATACCCGGTAGCCTCTTGAAATGCTGTCTTAATTAACTGAATATTGGCTGCTTGCGTACCAAGCTCTATAGCCTTCTGTAGGTCAGGTATCTTCTCAGAAAGCTGCTTTAGCCAGCGTTCAGGGTGCTTCCCAGCAAAGCCCAGCAGCATACCAACATCTGCTAAGTCATACCCCTGAGAAAGA